AGAGATGGTAAGCTTGATGTACATGCTGCAAAGCATTCTTCATCAATTGCACAAAAAGCAGACAAAGTAATGGCAATTGAAGGAGATAGAGACTCGCAGCTTAGAGTTTTTAGATCTCTTAAATCAAGAGATGCTGACAACTTTGAAACAACACTGGAATACAATCCATTGTATTTTCAGTTTAATGAATTAAACAACGGGCGAACGAGCCATTAGGCGAGAGAGTGAGCCCGTTGGGAAAAAAGAAAGAAATGAAATTGTTTGAAATAACTCAACACAATTCAGAGGGTATCTCAGGAGTCCGTTTAGGATTCCTGTGGATATTTTCTGCAACATTAACACACAGCGATAGAAAAGGTTCTCATTTAAACATTGGGCTTGGAGTAAGCCCTTTTGAGATATCTACTCAATTAAGCATTTGGAGACTATAATATGCCAAGAGTAATATTTAATGAAAAAGAGTCAGCACTAATTAAAGAAGCGTTATATGATTTTATGGCTAATTTAAAAATAAATAATGGTAGCAAAGAAAGAATACAAAAAATGCAAATCATTATAGATAAATTGCCTAATTTAGATGAAAAGAATTGGGTAGTTTAAATGGCAAGCAAATCAAAAGCAAAAGGGAACAGGTTCGAGTATGAAATTGTTGAAATCCTTAATGACAATGGTATTGCGTCTAAGCGTGCTTATGCTAGTAACGGGTTATCACTTGGTTTTACGGAAGATGTTGACATCCTCGTCAAAGACTTTTTCGGTATCAAGGACTTTAAAATCCAAGCTAAAAGACGTGCAGCGTTACCTAAATATCTAGCTTTAGGAAATTGCGATGCTGTTGTTGTGAGAGAAGACAGGGAAGTTCCAATGGTATTAATGCCGTTGATGACTATGATTGGTATTTTATCTGATAAATAATTAGGGAGTCATTGCAACAAAACATTCATGCCCTTGTGATGTTGCTGATTTGTTTATCCATATCATATATGGCTCCCTAAAAGATTGAGACCTTTAACTTGGTAAAGTGGGTGGTCTCAATAAAAAAGCAAGCTTCTTTTGAAGAGGCTGGCAAGTGAAAAAGTGATGAGGTTCTGGGTTGGCGTTCAGAACCTCATTTAACGAAAGATAAAATGGAAATGAACGAAACAACAAAAACGACTATTACCGTAGAGTTCCCATTAGAAGATGAATTAGTACACATAAGTACACAACATCTTTTTGAAATTGTAAGACAACAAATAGCAGCAGCAATGAAAATTGACGCAGATGAAGTTTGGATTAAATCAGTAAGTGCTATAACAGATTACGATATGGGAAAAGAATTAACAGGACAAGCTTGAAAATTAAATTATTAGCTAGTCGAGAATGCGCTAATTACTTTGATGGTAAATGTTTAGTACAAAATAAAAAATGTTGGGTATCGGAAAAAAGATGTGGATATTTTGAAAGCAGTGTTTTACCAGGAATCAATCGACAAGATCATCCTGATTATTTAAAATACAAAAATGCTATACAAAAATATAGAGACACAATACAATACTCTACAGAAGATGACGATAGTATAGTCGAATAAATCGTTATCTCTCTGTTTTAATAGCATATACAAAGAAATAGAGGTATTACAGTGGCCGTAAAGCGAGATACACCTAGAAAATGTCCCGTCTGTAAACGTGCGTATCAAATTAAAAATATTAATATAAATAGTAATGACCTAACCTATTTAGATGATTTTCCAAAATATGGACTTGAAAGTGTAATCTGTAAGGAGTGTAAGAAAAAAAATGAGTGACTTTGAAATTAAAGCTGGTAAAATGCTAGAAAAATACTCTGGTGAGGATATGGGTATAACCCAAATAAAATATCTTACTACTGTATTAGCATTTTGCAAGAAAATGGATAAAGAGTTTAAATTGCCTATGCCGCCTAAAGAAATCTCAAAAGACTGGGATATAAATGACTGGTGTCAGTACGTAGATGCGACCTGGGCAGAAAGAGTAAAGAAAGATGAAGAATCTAAAGAATTACCATTCTGATAAATTAGATGAGGTAATAGAACTAATATGGAATGTTAGAGGTGGTATAGAAAAAGAACTAAAAATAGATGATGTTTGCGATATTATTTGCGAGCATGAAAAGAAAGAATATCAACCTGCTGAGCCAGAAAACAATGTTGGAGAAGATTATTTTTGTTATGATTGCGGCAGAGACTTTACCGAGGAGTTAGTATGAAATTTACAATGGTAGAAGAAAAGAAGAGCGTAGGAAAGCAGATCGTAGATAGAATGGAAGAAAAGTACCCAGAAACAACTTCTGAATTTCAAAAAATTCAGAAAGAGCAGTACTTTTTATTTTGCATGAAGCAGCATGACTACGGCCCTCAGAATATAAGCGTAGGATCTAATTTAGAAACAAAAGAAGAAATAAAAATGTCTTTAACTGGGCTATGGTTTAGAATGAATGATAAAATTCAAAGAGCAAAGACATTGTTAATGAGTAAAAGAAAGCCTGCTGTAAAAAATGAGCCTATAGACGATGCGTTTTTAGACTTATCTAATTATGGAATAATGGCTACTATAGTAAAGAGAGGAAAATGGGGAAAATAACAAGACCTGTAACAAGAAAGACATTTAAAATAAGACCATCTGGAAGAAGTAGTGATTTTATATCACCTTCTTTCGGATTTGGTTGTTTGCTTGACTGTTCTTATTGTTACATGAAAAGACACAAAGCAGTAGGGTTAGATTATGCCACTAACATTAATCAGATCCTTGATGAAATAAACGACCATTCTTGGTTTGCTGTTGTAAATAAACCTAATCAAACTGACAAAGACTATATAACTTATGATATAGCTTGCAATGAAGATTTTGCTTTACATAGCAAATACTACGACTGGGAAAAAATATTTAATTTTTTCAAAGATCACCCTAAAGCAAAAGGCACATTTGCTACTAAAATAATACCTAATGATTTTCTAAAATTTAATCCTAAAAATAAAGTTAGAATTAGATTTAGTTTAATGCCACAAAAAATATCAACTAAGCTTGAACCAAATACTCCTAAAATAATAGATAGGATAAAAGCTATTGATACTTTTAGAGAAGCAGGATATGATGTTCATATAAATTACTCACCTGTAGTTTATTATGAAGGTTATATGAAAGACTATTTAGAGTTATTTGAATTAGTAGCTAAAAATGTAAAAGACAAAGACAACGTGTTATCTGAAGTAATCTTTTTAACACATAACGAAAAAAAGCACGAACAAAATCAAATGAACAAAAGAGACGGAGAAGAGTTACTTTGGAATCCTGATATTCAAGAAACCAAAGTATCTTCTTACGGAGGAAAGAATATTAGATATAAATATCAACTTAAAAATAAGATGATAAAGGATTTTAAAGATACTCATAGTCGGGTAATTCCTTGGAATACAATTAGATATATCTTTTAAAAAATAGCAGAGTGGTTAACACTGCTCTGCTATTAATAAAATCCTGGAGAGTAACCAGAAGCTTTTTTGTCTTCCATAATATCTTGTTTTAGTCTTCCTAATCTATGTAATGGCAATCCTGTTACAAACTCACCTAACAAAGCAGGACTTTGTACAGCACCAACTATATCTCTTGTAAGCATACCAAACGGGAAATGACTTACTAAAGTGTAATCTGCAAATCTATCCCAATTACCTGACCATAGATTTCCAAAAGCAGCCTCTGGGCCTCTTAAAAAAGAAGGCATAAACTCGTGTAGTGGAGCAATAGCTCTTGGAAGTGCACCATAGAAAGCACGTTCTCTTTGTTGATCACTGCCAAACATCCAATCAGCTGTGTCCTGGAAGTAAGAATAAGGAGCTGGTAAAGAGTAATCAAACATTGTATAGGGAAGTAGCTTTGCCATACCTATCATAAATAAATCAGCAATAGCCATTCTTTCTAATCGTTTAGCTTCAGCTGATCCTGGTTTAAAACCAGCATATTTAGCATCTTTATATATTTCTTTTTTAAATTTAACAGAGTTCCAAGCCCATAACTTAAACCTTGAATATATTTTACCAGCAGAAGACCTAGCAAAAGAAGGTCTAAAAGGAGCACTATATAAGAACTGACTTGCTTTCACAGACTTTTTAGCTTGCTGAATTAAGTAGGGATCATTTAGTTCATATTGAACAGGGCTCATACTTTCTCTTATAGCTATATAACCAGCTTTAAAAGTATTCATTCTTAAAAATAGCTCTGACCTACCCATAAACATAGCAGCTATTTCCATTCCTTTAGAACCAATACTATGTCTTGATACTAAATCTCTAAATCTTGTATCGTAAAGACTGTCTTTACCTTTATTTTGATATTTTTCCATAGCAAGACTAGCTACATCTTTTGAAAAAGCCTGCCAATTACCTTCACGCTTTGCACCTAAATAACCTAAGTCATAACGCAACATTTCTTCTACAACACCAAGCTTACCCAACCAGTCATCTACGTCTCTCATTGATTTAAATCGAGGGTCTATAGATTGCCAAGTTTCTATTTTTCTAGCATCTCTCATTGGTCTAGCACCATTATAAACCCAAGCATTTGTTCCACCACCAAATACGTTATTAACAACTACTTTCATTCTAGCAAGAAGCGTAGCTAACTGATACTTACCTTCAACTTGAGAATATTCTCTCATTTTACCAGAAAAGAAATTCATGTTTTCTTCTATAGGTCTACCTTCTGCATCATATCTAACACCAAACAGCTCTTGCTGCTTACCCCACCACTGTTCAAAGGTTTCTCTTTTTGCATCTTTAGGATTAAAAAGTTCCATTTGACCATTTGTATCTAAGTTTTGATATCTTTTGTTATAAATTTCTTTAACAAAAGCCGTTGGTTTAGATCTTCCAGATAATTTATCAACTAACTTATAAACACTTTTTTTACTATAAAGATATTC